GTCAATGCGCCGGGGATGAACACGGGTGTGGCGGCGTTGTCGAAGCAGTTGTCGGTGGTGGTGGCCGAGGCGTTGCGTAACTCGGCGCAGTCGACGAATCCGTTGGATGAGTTGAGGGCGCGGCGTGACCGCAAGCGTCGCACTGGTTGATCCGGCTTACGCGAACTTCCCGCCGTATTCGGTGACGCTCGGCCCGGAGGTGGCCGACCTGTGCGAGATGGCCGGTTACGCCCCGGACCCGGAGCAGCGGCTGGCTCTGGATGCGATGTTCGCGTTGGGGCCGGATGGTGTGAAGCCGGCGGCGTTCGAGTTCGCGGTTGTGGCGGCGAGGCAGAACCTGAAAACCGCCCTGCTGAAGATGGCGGCTCTGGGCTGGTTGTTCGTCACCGATCAGGAGCTGATCGTGTGGTCGGCGCAGGAGATGGACACCACGCGTGAGGCGTTCCGTGATCTGGCGATTCTGATTCAGAACTGCCCGCCGCTGGCTGAGCGTCTGGCTGATGGGCAGACGAACGGGATCATGTCGGGCAACGGCAAGGAGATGATCGAGCTTGCGCCTTCGGATGCGTGCCCGGAGGGGCAGCGCATCAAGTTCAAGGCGCGCACCACTTCCGGTGGCCGTGGGCTGTCGGGGGACAAGGTCATTCTCGATGAGGCGTTCGCGCTGAAGCCCGACCACATGGGCGCGCTGATGCCGACGTTGTCGACGCGGCCGGAGGCGCAGATCGTCTACGGTTCGTCGGCGGCGCGGCCGGAGTCGGATGTGTTGCGGGCGTTGGTGGAGCGTGGTCGGTCGAGGGATCCGGGTCCGCGGTCGAGGTTGGGGTATCTGGAGTTCTGCGCACCGGAGGGTGTGTGCGAGGACGATGAGTGCACCCACTTTCCCGGCTTTCCGGGGTGCGCGATGGATAAGCGCGAGTTTGTGCAGATGGCCAATCCGGCTGCGGGGCGTCGTATCTCGTGGGAGTACCTGGCCGCTGAGCGTCAGTCGTTGCCGCCGGGCGAGTATGGCCGTGAGCGGCTGGGGTGGCATGACAAGCCTGATGTTGCCGAGGGGCCGCTGATTCCGCCGGAGTTGTGGGCGGGGTTGGAGGATGCCAAGTCGACTCCGGTGGATCCGGTGTCGTTCGGCGTGTATGTGAATCGGGATCGCACGCAGGCCGCTATCGGGGTGGCCGCGTACCGGTCTGATGGGCTGGTGCATGTCGGGATTGTTCCTGCGGCGCAGGGTAAGACGGTTGAGTCGCTGCCCGGCACCGGGTGGATTCCTGGTCGCGTGCAGGAGCTTGCGGAGCGGTGGAAGCCGTGCGCGACGGTCATCGACGACAAGTCGGCGGCGGCGTCGCTGATCACCGCGATTGAGGAGTCCGGTGTCGAGGTGGTGACCACCACGGCCACGGACATGGCCAAGGCGTGCGGCAACTTCTACGAGTTCGTGACCGAGAAGAAGTTGCGGCATGTGGGTTCGCCGCATCTGGCTGCTTCGGTGGCCGCGGGTAGGCGGCGTGACCTGATGGATTCGTGGGCGTGGGACCGCAAGGACCGTTCCAGTGACATCACCCAGCTGGTGGCGGTGACGTTGGCGTTGCACGGGCTGATCGAGCACGGCCGCCCCGTCGCCGTCGAGGTGTGGGAACCGTTTTGGACGTGAACTGGAGATTCTTGTGACGGCAATTCAGGCGGTGTTCGCCGCGATCATCGCCACGGTTGTGGTGGGCGCGGCGTGTGTCGTGGCAGGGGTGGCGGTTCTGTTCGGTGGCGGGTGGGCGCTGGTGACTGCCGGTGTCCTGACTGTCGTGTCCGGCGCGGGTGTCGGTGTGGTGTTGTTCCGTGAGGGCGATTTGTGAGGCTCATCGACAGGCTTCGTGGCGTGTCCGAGCCGGAGCGCATGGATATCAACGGCTGGTCGGAGATGTTGAACCAGTTCGTGTTCGCCGGACTCGGTTACGGCGGTGTGGGTGGCGGCATTCAGCAGACCCTCGCCGGTGGCCGTGTGGAGATGGCGCCGAGCACGTTCGAGGGTTTGGCCACGCAGGCGTATGCGGCGAACGGGCCGGTGTTCGCGTGTATGGCGGTGCGGCAGTTGGTGTTCTCGTCGGTGCGGTTCCGGTGGCAGCGGTTGCGGGACGGTAAGCCGTCGGACTATTTCGGGTCGCCCGATTTGCAGATTCTGGAGCGTCCGTGGACCGGCGGGACGACGCAGGACATGTTGTCGCGGATGATTCAGGACGCCGACCTGGCGGGCAACAGCTACTGGGTGATCATCGACGGCGAGTTCGTGCGGCTGCGCCCGGACTGGGTCGATGTGCTGGTCGAGGAGCGCATCCACCGTGGCGGCACGGTCGGGTGGCGCAAGGTGGGTTACGTCTACACCGACGGCGGGCGGCAGTCGGGCAATGATCCGGTGGGGTTCCTGGCCGATGAGGTGGTGCATTTCGCGCCGATGCCTGATCCGCTGGCCGGTTATCGGGGCATGTCGTGGTTGACGCCGATCCTGCGGGAGCTGCGGGCCGACCAGGCGATGTCGAAGCATCAGGCGAAGTTCTTCGAGTCGGGTGCCACGGTGAACCTGATCATCAAGCATCCGTTGGGTGCTGAGCGTGAGGCGATCCGCAAGTGGGCTGAGGAGGTCGAGGCCAAGCACGGCGGCGCCGACAACGCGTGGAAGAACCTGCACCTTTATCCCGGTGCTGATGCGCAGGTGGTCGGGTCGAACCTGCGCGACATCGACTTCAAGAACGTGCGGGGCGGCGGGGAGACCCGTATCGCTGCGGCGGCCGGTGTGCCCCCGGTGATCGTCGGCCTGTCGGAAGGTCTTGAGGCGGCGACGTATTCGAATTACGGGCAGGCCCGCCGACGCCTGGCCGATGCGACTGCGCATCCGCTGTGGGAGAACCTGGCCGGGTGTCTGGGGCATGTCCTGCCGAACCTGGGTTCGGATGTGCGCCTGTGGTACGACGCCGACAATGTGCCGTTCCTGCGGGAGGACGAGAAAGACGCCGCGGAGATTCTGCAGGTCCGCTCGGCGACGATTGCGTCTCTGATCAGCGCCGGGTTCGAGCCGGATTCCGTTGTCGCGGCGATTGATTCCGGTGACCTGCGGATTCTGCGGCATACCGGTTTGGTGAGCGTTCAACTGTTGCCGCCGGGCACTTCGGCGACGACGACGAATCAAGGAGGTGCCGCGTGACGGCATACGAGCGCGCGGCACGGCCGCCGCTGGATGGATTGCGTGAGGCACCGTTCTCCGTTGTCCGCGCCGATGAGGGCGACGGGATGACCCTGGACGGTTGGGGTGCGGTGTTCAACCGCGAAACCGTCATCGACTCATGGGAGGGTCGTTTCCGCGAGAAGATCGCCCCCGGTGCGATGAAGCGGTCGTTCCGTGAGACGCCGCCGAAGATCCAGTTCGACCACGGCCGCCACCCGACCATCGGGTCGATCCCGATTGCGAAGCTGGAGCGGGTGGCCGAGGAGATTGATCCGGTGTTCGCCCCCGAGGGTGGGGCGCACATCGTCGGCAGGTTTCTGGATCATCCCATCGTCGACCTGGTGCGCCAGGCCATCGAGGCCGAGGCGATCAACGGCATGAGCTTCCGGTTCAGTGTCATGCAGGAGTCGTGGCAGACCGCCGATGGCAGGCCGATCCGCGACGACCAGGCGTTGATGGTTGAGCTGGCCCGCTCGCTTGATCTGCCGGATGATGAACTGCCTGTTCGCATTCTGCGGCAGGTGAAGGTTCCCGAGATGGGGCCTGTTGTGTGGCCGGCCTACGCCGAAACGTCGGTGTCGGCCCGCTCCATTATCGACCTCGGCGCGTTGCGTCGTGGCGATCCCGAACAGCGCCGGCTTCTGGCCGGGGCGATGCTGCTGGCCGATATCGGTCAGCAGGACACGAACGATGACGCGCAGCGCGACACCGATGAGGCAGTCGAGCGCACGTCCGACGACGAGCAGCAAGACACCGAATCTCCGGTAGTTGAGCGCCCGTCATCCACGCGCGGCATGCGGGCTGTCGATGTGATGGTCCGCAGGGCGCGCGACGCCGTGCTCGACGCGCATCGCAAGGCGGCGCGGCTCTAACACTCAATCCAAAGCAGCAACCCCCCGAACGCGGTTCGGCGGGGTTACTCGTCGTGAAAGGACACGTCCAGATGGACA